GATCGCGGACGGCGGCATAAAGATGCTGGAGGCCATCACGACCTTCCAGAAGTGCACCGAGTTCGACACCTGGCCGACCTACCCGGCCGAGATCATCAAGGTCGAGCCCTACAAGAAGCCCGGCGAGGCCATCCCGCTCTCCTTCTCCTAAACCTTCCACCCACCCAAACACATGACCCAACCCAACCAAGACCGCCCGGCCCTCAAGACCATCACGAAGACCGGCATCTACCACCTCCGCGTCAGCAAGCCCAAGGCCGAGAAGATCCGCACCTGGGACGACGGCACCATGTCCTGCCGCGTCTTCTTCATGGACGCCGAGGGCAACTGCCTCAGCCAGTCCTACGGCACGAAGTACGCCAACAGCCTCGCCATGATGGTCGGCAAGATGTCCGGCCAGTACGTGAGCGCTTTCGCCGGCCAGACGCCCGACGACCTGGTGACCTACATCTCCAAGGCCGCCGGCAAGACCACCGAGACGCTCGTCGAGGTCTCCGAGGGCGAGCCCCGCAACGGCGCCCCGACCTACAAGTACCGCCTCACCTGGGCCAAGAAGGGCCAGACGCTCTCCGTCCCCGACTCGTTCTGAACATGAGCCTCGACCAGAAAGACCTCCAGGTGCTGCAAAGCATCGCCGAAAACCTTAAAATCGCTCGACTCATCCAAGCTGACCAGCGTGATCTGGCGCAACTGCAGGCCCGCAAGGACTTCCTGCTGCTCACCTACTCACCTGAGCGTGTTGCCGTCATTCTTAGGGACGAGTTTGGTGACGACGGCGAAAACGTTTTTGTTTCTGTCAGAATGAGCTGTGTCGCAAAGCCCCGCTAACCATGAGCAATAAACACTGCGTCCTCGTCTGCGGCTACGCCCGCGCCGGCAAGGACACCTTCGCCAAGGGCATCATCGCCGGGGCCCGCGCCGCCAAGCGCATGGCCTACGCCGACAACCTCAAGAACGCCCTCAACATCGCCGCCCTGCAACTAGGCGTCACCGCCAACTACCACGACGACGCCGACAAGGCCATTGACCGCGACCTACTGGTCGAGTTTGGCCGAGCCATGCGCCGCCGCGACGTCGACGTCTTCGCCAAGCAACTGGCCCGCGATCTGGAGGACAACGAGTCGGCCAGCACCATCGTCGTGCCCGACTGGCGCTACCTCAACGAGTACAAGGTGGCCGTCCGCGCCTGCAAGGAGTACGGCTACCAGCTGCACACTGTCCACGTCGTGCGCCACGGCTGGAACGCCGCCAACCCCGAAGAGCAGATGAGCATAGACGCAGTCGTGGCCGCCGTCACCATAGACGAAACCCACTTCGCCACCAGCGGGGACGAGGAGTCCGTCCTGCTCGCCGGCATCCGCACCGCCAAACTCTGGAACCTATGAGCCGCCCCCGTTATTCCATCATGCCGCTCCAAGACAAGGACGGCACTTGGGTCTACCTGTTCCGCGACAACGACCTGACCAGGAGCACCAACGGAGGCCCCGTGCAGTACGGCGTGGCCTGCCACTACGACGGCGAGAAGCGCAACTGGACCAAGACGCTCGACCCCATCGAGGCCATCGAGATCTGCGGCGACCTTAACGAGCAGGACGAGAAGCTAGCCATGGAGAACCGCATAGCGGACGCCATCGATAGGCAGATGCAGCTCGACGGCTTCTACGGCAATAAAACCAAACCCTCCAAGGGCTTCTGGCCTTTCAACCTCTTCCGATGAGCATCGACCCCTTCACCCTCGCCGGCTACGGGGACACCCCCGCCGATCTGTACGACCTCTCCAAGAAGTGGGCCATCAATCCCGCCCGCCTCAAGTTCCTCGCCCGCTGCCCTTCCGGCATCCACCGCAACTGGCTCAAGGACCAGGGCAAGTGGACCCCCGAGGAGAAGCGCCTCGCCGCCAAGTGCCGCCTTGCCTACCGGCAGAGCTTCACCGCCCACGAAGCGGCCGAGATGGCCAACGTGAAGGTCGAGGTCATCAACGCCTTCCTCGAGAAGGTCGGCGCAACGTGGCCCGCTGGTTGCCGGCGGAAACTAGCCTGGGGCGGGGGCACCACCCTCAACGCCCGCCGCGAGGGAGGCAACCTGCTCGCGTCTAACGTCAAGGAGACGCCCAAGCGCAAGACCAGCGACACCGTCGAGCAGACCCTGCTCAAGGCCCGGGCTTGCGGCCTATCACTCCGTCAAGCTGCGGCCGAGTCCGGCATCTCCTATCAAACCCTGTATGCTGGCTCCCGCCGCCTGGGCATCACGATCGCCAAGGTCTACCGCCCGCGGACCGTGAAAGGCAAGGTGCGCCTGTGAGCCAGCTTCTCGTCGATAGGCAGAAGTGGGAGGCCATGGTCAAGTCGTGGGCCGAGTGCATCAGGCTGGAAACCGAGAACACCCGCCTCAAGGCCGAGGTCGAGCGGCTTCAAGACTTCAACGATGGCCTTATGGCTATGCGTTTGCAGGACGAAAAGGGAAACCTTTTGACGGCTTCCGACTACGCCCGCCTCAAGGCCGAGGTCGAGCGGCTGAACAAGGCCGGTGATGCGATGGCCAGCGGCCTCCAGGGCATGGCCGGCGAACGCGTTAAGGCCCTTGCCGATGAATGGAATGAGGCCAATGGGGTGCAGTCGTGAGCGAGCCCATCCGCTTCGTCTTCGCGTCCGACTCCCACGGGGACATGGCCGACCCCGAGGCCCTCGCCGCCCTCTGGGAGTTCTGCAAGGACTACAAGCCCACCGTCCGCATCGCCGGCGGCGACCACTTCGACTTCCGCGCCTTGCGCCGTGGCGTCGGCACGTCTGACGCCGAGTCCGGCGAGTCCCTCAAGGCCGACCTGGAGGCCGGCATCGACTTCCTGCAACGCTTCCGCCCGACCGTCTACCTCTGGGGCAACCACGAGCACCGCCTCGACAACCTGATCGCGTCAAGCTCGTCCGCCCTGGTCCGCGACTACTGCCAGGACATCAAGGACACCATCAACCGCACGGCCCGGGCTGCCGGCGCCAAGACGATCCTGCCGTACCACGCCGACAAGGGCGTCTACCGCCTCGGTCCCGTCGCCATGGTTCACGGCTACGCCCACGGCGAGAACGCCACCGTCAAGCAGGGCCTACACTACGCCGTCCACGGCGGCGCGCTAATCCACGGCCACACGCACACCCTGGCCAGCATCGCCCTAACCCAACACGGCAGCGGCAACGCCTTCAGCGCCGGATGTCTCTGCCAAAAGGAGGCCATGGCCTACGCCTCCCATCGCCTCGCGACCGCCCGCTGGGGCTCCGGCTTCGTGGCCGGCTGGGTTGACGGCGACGACTGGAAGGCCTGGCTCGTCCATAAGGTCGGCAAGCGCTGGGTCTGGCAAACCGGCCTTCGTCACTTCACTCCCCGCGTCTAATGGCACAAGGCAACTCCATCCTGGCCTCCCATCGCGTCAACGACGCCATCCTGACGGCCATCGTCTCCGAGATCCAGAAGAAGGCCGAGCAACCGCCTCCCGGCTTTCATCCCATCGACTACTGGGAGAAGCGCTGGAAGTGCAAACGCTCGTGCGCCAAGCGCTACCTGAACGAGGGCGTGAAGGCCGGCATCCTTGAGCGCATCGAGCTGCGCCGCTACTCCGGCAAGTTCATACGCCGCGCCCCTTACTACGGCCCCGCCCGCAAGAAGTCTCGACAGAAGGCCAGCCGCTAAACATACCCCTTCCCCCAAGCCATGCAAAACCCCGACGACCTCATCGCCCGGGCGAGGAAATACCTTGTCACCCTTCCCGAGTCCATCGAAGGCCAGAAAGGCCACGACGCCCTGTTCCGTGCCGCCACTGTGCTGGCCCACGGCTTCGCCTTCGACGAGGCCACCGCCCTCGACCTGCTCCGCGAATACAACAACACCAAGTGCTCGCCGCCCTGGGACGAGAAGCACCTGCAGCGCAAGATTAGCGAGGCCAACCGCCGCGCCCACGACAAGCCCAAGGGATGGCTGCTCGACGGCGCCAAGCCCCACGTGCCTGACTTCAAATCGGCCAGCCCGAGCCTTAAGATTAGCCAGCCACCTAAGACGGCCACCCTGGCCGACCTGCCTCCACCCGCCTCCCCGTCCGTCGTCGCCCCTTCCGACTTCCTCACCTTCACCGACTTCCTTTTTGCGGCCTTCCGTCCCGACGAGCAGGTCCAGATCGAGACGCCCGCCGACCTCGGCGCCGACGGTAAGGGCCGCCCCGCCGGCAAAGGCACGGTCCGCACGGCCACCGACTGGAACAACCTCGTCGGCCTCGACGCGCAGCTCGACGGTGGCCCTGCCGGCGCCTTCGTCCGCATCAATCCCGTGAAGGACGCCGACGGCAAGGACGCCAGCATCTCGACCTACCGCCACGTCCTGCTGGAATGGGACACCGGCACGAAAGAGGAGCAGCGCGCCCGCATCGCCCGCTCCAACCTTCCCGTCACGGCCATCGTCGACTCCGGCGGCAAGTCCGTGCATGCCTGGGTCCGCGTCGACGCGAAAGACCGGGCCGAGTACGACGCCCGCGTGGCCAAGGTCTTCGCCCTGTTCGCCGATTGCCCGCCCGACAAGCAGAATAAGAACCCCTCCCGCTTCACCCGACTCCCTTGCGCGATCCGTGGCGACAAGCGGCAGGCCCTCATCGACATCAACCAGGGGTTGCCCAACTGGGAAGCCTGGTCCGCTTGGAAGGGACAGCAGGACGAAGCCCTCCAGCAGGCCGCCGACGGCACCGAGGTCTTTGACCTGGAGCAGATGGACGCCTTCGACTCCGCTGCCGACCCCACTGTCCTCGTCGGCCGTGAGCGCCGTTGGCTCTGCAAGGGGTACGCCCTCCAAATCGTCGGCTTCGCCGGCACAGGCAAGTCCACCATGTGCATGCAGATGTGCACCCACTGGGCGCTTGGGCTTAACCTGTTTGGCCTCCAGCCCGTCCGCCCGCTGAAGATGCTCCTCATAAACTCGGAGAACGACTTTGGCGACATGGCCGAGATGTGGGCCGGCTCGACGCGAGACTTCACCATGGGCGAGAAGGCCCGACTCAAGGAGCAGCTCTTTATCGTGCGCAACACCAAGGCCAGAGGCGCCGCCTTCGTCGAGGCCCTGGAGCGTTACATCAAACAGTACAACCCAGACGTCGTGGTCGTGGACCCCCTGCTGGCCTTCGTTGACTTCGAGATCGCCGACCAGAAGGAAACCACCGCCTTCCTTCGCGGCCTCATCCTCCCCCTCCTCCAGCGCACGGGCGTCGCCCTGGTCTACTACCACCACACCAACAAGCCCACCGCCGGCCTCGACCTCGACAGCATGATGCCCCAGCAGCTGGCCTACCTAGGGGCTGGGTGTGCCGAGTGGGTAAACTTTGCCCGAGACTCGGGCTTCCTTTTCCGCACCAAGGCCGAGGAAGGGGAAGAGCAGGCAACCTTCCGCTTTGGCTTCTCCAAGCGCCAGACGCGATCCGGCCTCCGCAACTCGGAAGGTAAGTTCGTCCCCTACGTGAAACTGGCCCACTCGACCCAGCCAGGCACACTCCGCTGGGTCTATGCCCTAGGGGATAGCCTGCCTTCCCAAGGGAAGCCCCATTCCAGCCCCGCCAAGGGGTCTAGGAGCGGGGATAGCATCCGCTGAGGGGTAGGACAGCCATCAGGCCGCACCCCCACCTTAAATCGCCTCCTAGCCAATCCTTGGCAAATCCAATGCCATTCTTTACCTCTGACTCTTTTTCCTCCTTGTTTTCTCTCCTGTTTGTACCAAACAGGTGGGGTATGCCTTCGCATTTACCCCTACGGGGATGCTCGGCAACCCCTACGTTTAAACCTACTGAAACCTATGGGTGGGCCAGTTAGGTAAAAACCTTTCCCGATTAACCTATGAATAACCCAAAGCACAAAGAGTTTGAACTGACCCGCCGCCGCCAGAAGGCATGGCGTGAACGCCGCGAGCACATGGAGGGCATCCGCCAGCGCGCCGTCGCCCGGGCCGCCCAGGTGCGCCGCGACAACCACGCCGCCCTGATCTCCCGCCTCGCCACCCTGCCGGCCATGCTGACAAAGGACGAGCTGCTGGCCTTCCTCGACGGCAAGTACACGGGCACGTACGAGAGTTTCTGCCATCGCCTTCGCCGGCACAAGCTAATGACCTACGACCCGTTTCTGGGCGAGTTCGGCGCGTGGGTGAACCACTGCGTTGACAAGGGCGACGACGCTGGCAAGGTTTAGGCCAGCCTCCAATCATGGTCGTGCGACTGCGTAGCGGAAGCACAGGAGTGACGACTCCGAGAGCATCATAAACGAGATGCCACGACCTCCACCTTCGCTGTATCGTATTCCGAAC